GCAGTTCAATCTGGCAGCCGCTGCGGTTTGATTGCGGCCACACGCCTCCCACACAGCGATCCGCTCGGCGTCGATGGCCGTGAGGTCGGTGTTTTGATTGGCCATCAGTTTAGCTTCAGAACGATGGCCAGCAGCAGTGCGATGATGAAACCCGCGACGCCCAAGCTGACGGCCTCCAGCCGCTTCAGGCGGGCGCACAGCCCCTCGTAGCGCAGCGCACACACTTCCTCATGGGTCTGGAGGCGCGCCTTCGTCTCGTCGATCTCGGCCATGTTGTGGTCCGTTACTTGAGATTGCGGAGTTTGTAGATCGCCGACAGGTAGACGCCCGTCAGCGTGTCGATGAGGTTTGCCACGGCGCGGTTGCCTCGGCAGATGCCCTCGTGGTTCTCCTCGATCCACGCGGCGTCGACCTCGAGCAGCTTCAGGACGTCGCCCTTCGGCGTCTCCGGTCCCGGGATGTTGCCGATCAGTTCGAACGCGCCCTGATACGCCTCGACGAGGGGGTCCACGGCGTCGATGACGCCGTCGTAGAACTCACCCAGCGCGATGTGCTTGGCGAAGCTGCCGTCGCCCTTGGCGCGCCAGTGCGCGAAGTGTGCGGCGTTGCGGGCGTAAAAGACGCGGCTGATGAGCTGTTCGATCATGCGATGCCTCTCGCGGCTTTGAGGGTGGCGACCTCTGCGCTCAATTCCTGAATAGCCCTGACCAACACGGGCAGCAGCTTGCCGTAACCCGCCTCGAGCTTGTCGGGGTTAATGTCGTAGACGAGGCCCGGCAGATCGACGCCGGTGCTGGCCATGGCCGCCTGCAGATCCTGCGCAATGAAGCCGGTGTCAGCCTCACCAACCTTGCCGCCGTCGCGCATGTCCCACGTGAAACGAACCGGACGCAGCGCATTGACGAAAGCCAGACCAGCGTCAAGATCAGCTACGTCGCTCTTGTCTCGCGCGTCAGACAGACTGGTGATCGTCGTGACTTGGCAGCGCAGCGTCGCGATGCTGCTGTTGCCGATGGTAGCTTCATTGTTGACGTTGTTAGCGGTGGCGTCTGCGGTGTTACCGATGACAATGTTATTGCTGCCCGTGGTGATGCTATAGCCTGCCTGATAACCGATAGTCGTGTTGCCTGCGCCCGTGCTGTTAAAACGCGATGCATCGTTGCCTACGGCCGTGCAGTTCGCGCCTGTTGCAGTGGTAAGCGCGTACCCGCCTACGGCAGTATTGTAGTTCCCGCTGACATTGTTAAACAAGGCAGAAATGCCGATGGCGATGTTACTGAGGCCGGTGGTGTTCCCAAACAATGCGCTGGCACCAATGGCGGTGTTATCGCCGCCGGTTGTGTTGCTGCCTAGCGCATTTGAGCCAACAGATGAGTTGGCCGCACCAGTAGTGTTGGCGTCGAGCGATCCCCTCCCAACAGCAGTGTTGCTGGCGCCTGTCGTGTTGGCTTTGCCCGACTGATATCCGACGAAGGTATTACTCGCGCCAGTCGTATTGAGGCCAGCTTCAAAGCCAAGCGACGTTTCAAACGGGGTTGTTGACTGCGTGACGCCGGACAGTGACACGCCGGCAGCGGCGCTTGTCCACGTCGTCCCGTTCGATGTCAGGATGTTGCCATTGGTTCCGGGCGCGACAAACTGCACCGCGCTGGTGCCATTGCCGAGGATGACGTTGTTGGCCGTAAGCGTCGTGGCTCCAGTCCCACCCCTAGCAACGGTCAGCGTGCCGCCGGGGCCGATAGACACGACGCTGCCGGTGGAGTTCTTGAAGTACAGTTTCTCGTCGGCGGTATTGAGCGCCAACTCGCCAACGGCCAGATCACCAGCCAAAGGAACGACGCCCGGCGTAGCCGAGCGGTAGAGTTGTATGGGCGTAAAGCCACTGGCCGCCATTAGAATATTCCTCCGTTAGCGCGGCGGACCATAGCCGAAGATCGGTGCGGCGGCAATGATAGTGCGGCGTTCATGGCTGCTCGGGCCACACGATGTTGAACGGATCGGTTTGCGTCGGGACATTCCTCAACGCCTGCCGGTAAACAGCCCATGCTACTTGGTCAACAGGTGCGTCGGCTACCTGCGTCCAGTCGCAGGCTGCGAGGCGTGCGTTGCGGTCGCCTCGGACAGCACCCCACTGCTGGTCAATGTCCTGCTGCGTATACGGGGTAAGTGCCCAGCGTTCCTGCCACACGCCGTCCACCAGTTCGGGCGCAATGCGCTGCGCCACCATGCCAGTGGCCTCCGGCGGCGTCGTGTCCTGCACCGGGTAGCAATACCAGTCGCTGCCGTCGAAGCCTGCCATGTCACGCGGGAACGACGTGCCGGGGTTGGCGCGCGTCAGGTCAGTGAGCGTGTAGGGGTAGACCGGATCTTCACCCGGTACGGTCAGGATGTAGAACATCAGCCCTCCAACTGCTTGGCGATCACGTCGCGCATGATGATTTCCTTGCGCTGTTCGATGATGGACGAGGCCAGCAGGTCAGCGAGACGGGCGCGGAACTCTTGGATGGCCGCGTCGTCTGCGTAGTTGGTGTCAATCTCCGCAATCGCCAGCGTGTAGTTGTCGATATTGATCTGATGCTGGAACACCTCGGCTTCACGGTGAGCGAGGGCGGGGGTGAGGATTTCTATTTTGTTCATGTTATATTGCTCCAAAAGCTACGCTGTTACATTGGAACGGCGGCAGCGTTGCCGGATCAGTAAACTTAGTTCCAAAGCCACTGCCGCTCCACGGGTAGGCCGTGACAAATGGGGACACTTCGTGCCCTACGGCGATGGCGTCGCCAGCGGGGGAGAACGCTACGCCACGGCCATTGCCAGTTGGCAGCGTTGCCGGATCAGTAAACTTAGTTCCAAAGCCGCTGCCGCTCCACGGATATGCTGTGATGAACGGCGTAGAGGTGTGCGCTACGGCAATAGCATCTCCAGAAGGAGAAAAGGCCACGCCGTCGCCTTGCCCGGCAGGCAACGTCGCTGGGTTGGAGAACTTCGTTCCAAAGCCGCTGCCGCTCCACGGATAAGCGGTTATGAATGGGGATGTGCTGTGCGCCACGGCGATGGCATTACCGGAGGGACTGAACGCTACGCCACGGCCAGTGCTTGCAGGCAACGTTGCTGGATTGCCATACCTTGCAATAAAACCACTGGCCCAAAGATAGGTTGAGATGAATGGGGATGTGTTGTGTGCCACGGCGATGGCATTACCGGAGGGACTGAACGCTACGGCGTTGCCAGTGTTAGTCGGCAACGTTGTTGGGTTGGAGAACTTAGTTCCAAAGCCGCTGCCGCTCCACGGGTAGGCCGTTACGAATGGCGTCGTACTGTGCGCTACAGCAATGGCGTTGCCAGCGGGGGAGAACGCTACGCCACGGCTATTGCCAGTTGGCAGCGTTGCCGGATCAGTAAACTTTGTGCCGAAGCCACTGCCGCTCCACGGATATGCTGTGATGAACGGCGTAGAGGTGTGCGCCACGGCGATGGCGTTACCGGATGGGCTAAACGCTACCCCAGTGCCTTGTCCAGTTGGCAGCGTTGCCGGATCAGTAAACTTCGTTCCAAAGCCACTGCCGCTCCACGGATATGCTGTGATGAGTGGGGTGCTGACGTGCGCAACTGCTATATACTGCGCCGCAGTCGGCGTGGCAGTTGCCCCTTTGAGTCTCTGTGACAGCATCAGGCGTCACCCACTCGCGCGCCGTAGATCGTCGTGCCAACCTTCCACAGAACGATAACCGTATAGCCCGTAGTCGCCAGCGTCGGCGCTACACCGCCGTTGGTTTCCCAGACCACGCCAAGCGTCGTCCACGTCACCGTGTACGCCGTGCCGTCATCGATCATCAATGTGATCGACTGCCCTGCGGCCCAGTTCGCTTGCGTGGGAGTGCGGCTTGCGCCCAGCGTCCATGTCTGAATGCTACCATTATTTGGGTCAAGGACGGCACCCGCAGCGTCAACAACAGCAAAAACGGTCTCGGTGTAGCTGGTCAATGTCTTGTTCGTGAGGGTCTGCGTGTCAGTGGTGCCGACAAAGTCTCCGGTCGGATTGGTCTTGACCGTGAACGCCGAGGTGCCATTGCCAATAACGACGCCGGTCAGCGTTGTTGCGCCCGTGCCGCCGTTTGCCACAGGCAGCGTGCCAGAC